AAATTCTCTTTTCGGCACAATGGTGTTGTGTTTGAACATTCTGTAGATCGTAAAGATGGTCGGAAGATCAATCATGATTTACTTTGGTTTGCGCGTCCTGCTTCTTTTAAGGATCTTCCTTCACTTTATCATTCTTTTCCTTTTTCCGGGAGAACGGTGGCTTTGTTTGCCTATGATAGTGATGAGGATTTTTTTCACTTCTAGTATCAGTTTTGATGCTGCTAAGATTTTGAGAATTGAGGACGTGTGTGACTCGATGAGTCTAGCGAGTACGACAAAGCACAAAGTCGGAATTTATAAGCTGTCGTCGATCGATGGAAACTGTTCTGGTGTGGTAGTAGACGCTGAGTCTAATAAAGTTGTGGGTTTCCACAACGCTACCCGTGGTGGAGTTGAGAATGTCTTTCTCGCCATCACGCCGCAAATGGTTGCGGCCGCCACTGGATCTCCTCAAAAAAACTAGATGTCCCACTACCACCGGTTCCCTTATGGGAGAAGTGGTATCAAAACTACACTTCCAAGGAAATCTTTAGGCATCGTAGCCTAGAACCGGGGATTTTAGTGGGGCGTCGAAGTGAGGGGCTGGAATGGAATGGTGTGTCTCCAGGGGATTTGCCCTGGTTACCTTCGGATCACTTTCATCATTATTTTGGAAAAGGAAATGTCGATTATCTTGGTCTTGTGAGCCGGAAGGTTCCTCAGGATAAAGATCAATCGTGCCCAAATACAAGTCTTGATGAGTTCTGCAGAGAGAAAAATCTCAATGTGGGATCAGCTTATCGCATGGTCATCCCAAATCTGAATGCCTCTTTTAAGAGTGTTAGTAAGTATGATAAAGCTCAGCCTCAATTGAATGAGGAATCTTGGGCTATCAGTGGGCAGTGGATTATGCAGCATTTTAGTCGACACATGCGTGGTTCCCGTGTTCTTGACCAAGAAATTTGTGTCAAGGAATGTGATATGTCAACTTCTGTTGGCTATCCTCTCAGTAAGGATTTTCGGGATAAGCGTGAGCTTTTTCATCCTGAGATCCCTTTGAAAGAGCAATCTCTCAAAGCTGATCGCGCCATGCATGTCTTGGAGGATTTTTGGAATATGATAGGAAAACAAGAGGAACGAGTTATGCGACCAATTTGGACGTGTAGCCAGAAGTATGAACTTCGTGCAGCTGAAAAATTATTGAAAAATTCAATTCGTACTTTCACTGCGGCCCCGATTGAGCACTCAGTTGCTTTAAATCGTTTCTGTCTAGATATGAATACGAAATTCTATCTATCCAACAATAAGAATTGGTCTTTTGTTGGTTGTTCCAAATTCCTTCAGGGATGGAATGCACTTTTTGCCCGGCTAGCGAAACATCCGAATGCTTTTGAGCTTGATGAATCTGAGTATGATTCGAGCTTGTTTGCTAAGGCCATGTATGGCCAAATGGAAATTCGGTGGAGTATGCTGGCTGATGAGTACAAAACTCCGGAAAATTATCTCAGGTTTCAGCGTCTTTATGACGATATCGTTCATTCGGTAATTGTGCTTGAGAATGGTGAGCTTTGTCAGAAGCACACTGGGA